GCCATCATCGCGATGTATTCGATGTTGGCCTGGGTCTTCAGGTCCTTGAGCTCCTGCTCGCTGAGCTGACGGAGCACGAACCAGTACTCCTTGCCGTACTTCTTGACCTGCACGAGCTCCAGGTTCTCCAGCTCCTCGACGTTGCCGTCCGCGTCCTCGATCGTGATGTGGTCGAGGTTGTCGGCGAAGTCGGCCTCCGTCAGCTTCTTGGAGCTGATGTAGTTGTTGCCGTTGAGGCCGAGCCCGTCGAGGACTGTGCCATCAGCCAGCGTAATCTTGAATGTCCCGTTTTCCATGTTGGTCTCCTTCCATATAGTTGTTGGTAGAGGTCGCTCATGTGAGCGATCTGCTGCATTGACATGTACTTGAAGTGGCCGCCGATCCAGGACTTGAAGGCGTTCTCGATCGTGTCGTAGTCGATCCAGCCCTGGTCCAGCAGTCGCTTGTAGGCTTTGAGCTTCCTCCGTTCCCGGGTGATGCTCTTCGGGTTGATCTTCCGGGTCACTCGCCCGGTGTCCGTCAGGGCGTAGCAGATCTGGAGATGGCGGAAGGGTTGCGAGAGCTTGCAGATCCGCGTCTTCCGCTCGTTGATGATCAGGCCGTAGTCTTCGGCGATCGCCCGGATGCCGTCCAGCAGTGCCCTCAGGAAGGCCTTGTCCGGGTGGAAGGCGTAGAAGTCGTCCGTGTAGCGGCCGTAGTTCTTCACGCCCATGACGATCTTGGCGTAGTTGTCGATCCTGTGCGGGTAGATGATGCCGATGTCCTGGCTCGTCTGGTTCCCGATGTCGACGCCCTTCCTCAGCATTTTCTCGCCGGTCAGTGCTCCCGGGTCCACGCTGATGTTGAGCATCGGGTCGACCTTGCCGTTGTACATCTCCGCGATCTCCTCGTCAGAGAAGCGGGAGACGTCGATCTCGAACGTCCTGAAGATGTGCCCGATCAGCTCCTTGGCCACCCTCAGCTCCTCCGGATCCTTGACCTCCCTCTCCAGGAAGTAGTGGAGGACCTCGATGCACCGGTCGTGCGGTATGTTCGCATAGTAGCCGGAGAAGTCCACCAGGAGAGCGTAGCCCTCGTTGGTTCCGTAGGTGTTGTAGTACTTGTGCAGGTGAGCCTCGAAGCGTTTCCGGTGGAAGCTGACGCCCTTGCCCTTCTGGCTCGCTCCGTTGTCGTAGATCAGGTACTTCCTGAGCGCCGGAGAGAGCACGTCGTCGCAGAGCAGATGGTTCACTGTCTTGTCCACCATGGTGTTGCTGGTGATGAAGCGGCTCTTCCCGCGTTCCCGGATCTGAAACTTCTGGCCAGGTCCCGGCCGGTAGGTGCCGTTCATCATGTCGCGCTGGAGCTCCGCCGTCCGGAGCAGGTGGTTCATCTCGAAGAGTTGCGTCCCGTACTTGAACGGGCTGCCCCTCATGGCCTTGCTGCCAGCGTCATAAATTGCGTTTGCATCGTAAAAAGTATTCATAAGCTAAAAATAACCACGCGGCAGGGCCCTCGGTCGTAACCGGGCCCGTCATGGTTCGTATTTATCCAGGGAGCCCCTGGAAGGGATGGCCTCTCCTTTCCCATGTCCGCGTCGTGGGAGCTTGCCCTGAGGTGACGCGGTTGTGAAATCCGGGCGGACGCCGTTGGAGTTCGAGGCGTTGTTGTAGTTCGCATTGCCATTGTTGTTGACATTGGCGAAGTTCGTCGCAGAGACGACTCCTGGAACAGAGGCCACCCGCTGTTTATTTCTTGATGTGCTTCAGAAAACGGTTGTCAGACTGTCGCAGCGCCTTGATCGTGTTGAATAGGTGCTCCACGTCCAGCACGATGCCCGTGTACTTGTTCTTGTCAGCCGGAAGCGTTTCGGCGATGTACTGAAGCTCGTCCTGGAGATGATTGCAGCACTCCATCGCCCGATCGAGCTCCAGCCGTCTTTCGAGGAACTCGTTCATGTAGGTCGGCCAGATCGTATTGGCTGCCCTCAGGTGTGAGGAGATCCCACGGCATAGATCGGCGACATGATCGCGCTCTCTTTTGATGAACCAGCTGTCGAAGTCTTCCTCCTGCTCCCGGATGACCTTGGCCATCTCTTCGCGAGCTTCCGGGTCCTGGACGTGCTGGACCATCTTCCGGATGTGCGCCTCCTGTCTCTTCTGGCTGTAGGCGAAGGTCGCCATCAGCTCTGCCGTGATCCGTGTCCGGACTTGGTAGGCCATGTGCTGAGCCTTCAGTCTTGACTCCGTCCTCTCACTCTTTGGGATGTCTGACATGCTTTCCTATCTCCTTGATTAGTTTTTCCCGGGCCGCAAGGGCCCGGGGGATGTTTGATCAATAGATCGGGAAAGCCGGGCGGACGCCGCCGGAGTTCGAGGCGGTGTTGGAGCCCGCATTGCCATTGGCGCTGACAGCGGCGACGTTCGGCGCAGAGACGACATTCCTCAGCCAGAACCACTGGCGGTTGCTGATCATGTCAGGGCGATGCCTGAAGAGGTTCAGCTGCTTGCAGGCCACGCTGTACTTGGCCGGTACAGTGGAGCCGTCAGAGACGGGCTCGAAGAAGGTGCCGCCGTAGCACATGGCCTCACTCATGAGCTCGATCGTGCTGTCGAACCACGCGCCGCCGCTCGGTCTGCCGTTCGCCACGGCGTTCGTCAGGTACTCGCGGTGGTTCAGGATGTGACCGGAGCCGAAGGCCGCGATGATCTTGTTCTTGGCCGTGGCCATGTAGTCGGTGTACATCTTGGAGCCGGTATAGCCGCCCGTGGTGACGTTGGTGTCGTTCATCTTCTGGTTGTCCAGATTGGTGTCCGGAACGATGACGACGTGGTGGGTCGTGCACTCCGTATCACCGGCGCGGTAGAAGTAGTCGAAGTCCGCGATCCTGTAGTTCACGCCGCCGATGGTCCAGTAGTCCCCGATGTAGAGGTCCTCGAACGTCCCGGCGCGGATCGCTGCCGACTGTGCCGCCGTGAGAGAGTCGCCCAGGTACTCGCCACGGTAGAGGGCGTTGTGAAGACCCGCGCCGTGGTGGGTGAGGATGTCGGTCAGATCATCCAGGCCGCCGAGGCGCTCCCTGTCCTCGCCGATGTCAGCCAGCAGCTCGTTGACCGCAGCGACCAGGCTGGTCTTGTCTTCGGTCTCCAGGGCTGTGATGTCACCGGCCACGAAGTCTCTCAGGGCTGAGAGGGGCAGGGCCTTGACGCCGGTGCCGTCTGCCAGTCTGACGAGGACGATGTCCGCGCCGCTGGAGACCGCGCTGATCGCGGGCTCCTCGTTGAAGCGTCTGCCGTTTTCAATGTCAATCTGCATAGTTTTTCTCCTTCCTTATGCGTATGCGTATTTCCAGTCGACCATGATCACATTGTCATCGTCGTCCAGGATCATGTTGCCATCGTCATCCCTGAGTGGCGCGAAGTAGTCGTTGTGGATGGCCATATACTCCGCCAGGGTGAGACGTTCCTCGTGGTCTGTCGTGATGTTGATCAGATGACCGGCCACGTCCTCGTCCAGGAGGTCCTGCACTGTAGCAAACCAGGCGTTGAAGGCGTTCTGGCTCGTGCGCTGGAACTCTCTGAGGTTCTCGGTGATCTCGGTGAGGTTGGCCTCGCCTCGATCCTCCAGGTCCGTGATGTAGTTGTTGATCGTGGTCGTGTAGCCGTCGTAGGCCTGCTGGGCCATGTCCAGGAACTCTTCGTAGCTGGCGTCCGACTTGTCCACGAACTCGTCATAGAAAGCATTGAACTGGGCGAAGAAGACCTCCGTGTCAATGCTGTCGATGAACTGAGTGATGTAGCCGCAGACGGAGCTGTCCGGTCTGGTGTCTGTGATCGCGCTCTGGGTGACCGTGGCCATGTTGGTGCTGATCCGGATCGTGGCCAGGCTCAGCTCGTAGTAGTCGCCGCTGGTCGGTCGGATCAGCTCCGGAGCGACCGGAGACGACGCAGCCGTGCCGGTCTTGATGATGATCTCGCAGAGCCGGTCTCTGTAGTTGACGCGCAGGACGACGCGGTCGATCCTGCTGTACTGGGTGGGAGCTGTCGCCAGCTCGTAGGTGCTCTCCGCCGCGTCATAGGCGAAGGCGCCATTGATCAGGCCGAAGCCCGGGCGGACCTTAACGGTCAGGCCGGTGTCACCGGCGAGGACCTGGAAGCAGTCCGCAGGCTTGGCCAGCACTCCGTTGGTGAGCAGCTTCGCGAACAGAAGCCGGAAAAGCTCCGACGTTTCCGCCCGGTCGAAGATCGGCATACCTTCGGAGTCGACTCCAGTGATCTCGGAGTCAAAATAGCCGTATCTCATAGCCATGTTATGATGCCTCCCTCTTGATTAGTTTCTTGATGGACGTCATCGCCCCGGTCCCGAAGATCACGCTGAGCGTCTGCTTGCTGCCTTCGTAGACCTCCTGGATCTCGGTGATCCTTTTGATCGTCTCGATCCCGACGTCCGTGTATCTGTAGGTGCAGAGATCTCCCAGGTCGAAGTCGGTCATGTAGATCAGGTTCGCGTCCGGATCGACGTCGCTGTTGACCGTCTCCACCTTCTCGTACTCCGCCAGCTTCTCCAGACCACGCTGCCGGAGCAGCGCCCGGTACTGGGCGGCCGTGTAGGTGTGCTCGGTGCCTCCGTCGTCCGTGTAGGTGCTTTGCAGATCCCTGGCGTCCACCCAGAGCTCCCGGCGTTCCTCGTCGGCGCTGCTTCGGATGTCCACCTCCACGATGACCCTGGCCGTGCCTTCTCCCTCTCCGGCGACGTAGGCGAAGTTCTTGCAGTCCGACTCGTCCCTGTCATAGACCGCGTTCTTCACGTTGAAAAAGCTGTCGGAGAAGATGGCCCAGCTGTTGACGTCCTGGGTGTCCCTTCGGTCTTTGCCCTGCCAGAGCTCGAAGCTGAGCGTGTTGGCCAGGTAGTCATAGATCAGCCGGTGGCTGAGCTCCTGGGTCTGCTCGATCTCGTAGAGCTTGTCGCCCAGGCGGTCGCCGGTAGCTGTGACCGTGACGCTCGTCCCGATGCCGTGCTGGGTTCCCAGCCGGATCTCCGGGATCTTCCGGTCCGCGTCGCTCGGGCTGATCACATACTTGTTGACCAGCTGGCGGCCGATGGCCTCCGGCGTTCCGGTGATGTTCACCTGGCCGTTGATCACCCGGTTGTTGAGCAGCTCCTCGGCAAAATAGCCTTTGCAGTATGCAGTCCTCGCCCCCTTTGCGTCCCGGGCGAAGTTGACCTCGCGGATCACGCCGAGATCTGTCCGGTCGCTCCGGTAGAGGTAGCGCCCGGTGTTCATGAGCTCAAAGAACTCGGCGGGAGTGTATAGCTCGAAGAGACCGGGGGCGTAGTACCTCCGGTCCCAGATCATTGTGTTGAACACGCTGATGATCCCCAGCGTGTCGAAGTTTTCGTCGAGTATGATCAAATTCATCATAGGCCTACACCCCCAGATACTTCGGCGTATAGAAGAGGTTGACGTCCAGGTTCGTGTAGTTCTCGTCCGCGTCATACTCCAGATAGTTGTCGCCCACGGCGAGCTTGAAGGGCTCGCTCTTGCGGTCAATGTGCTGGTAGTAGTTGACGCCGTTCAGAGTGATGACCTGGTGCCGGTCGTTCGTGTCGATCAGCAGGATGTCGCCCTGCTGCATGGCCACGTTGACCCTCATATACTGGCCGGTGCCGGTGTTGGTGATCTTCGGGTTGGCGACTGGGCCTCTGGTGGCCACGAACTGGATCTGGACGCCCGTCGGGACGTCTCCGTCGTTGGCCAGCACGACCTCTCTGTACAGCGTGCGGTAGCCCATTGTCATGCCGCCCAGCAGCATCCCTCTGGCCTTGTCCGGGTAGTCCAGCTTGCCGCTGGTCATCCGGGTGCCCAGCATCCTCCACGGGAAGGCGAAGAGCGCCGAGATGTTGGCCATGTTCTTGCCATAGTTGTCGACGTTGAGCATGTACGGGTCCGGGCAGAGCAGGTCGACCAGGATCTTCAGCTTGTTGTCCATGTTCCGGACGGAAGCGAAGGTCCAGCCCTCCAGCTCGTACTCGATGTTCCGGCTCACGCCCATGTTGGTGATCAGTGCCTTGCCCGTGTACTTCGGGTTGAAGAACTTGATCACGTTGGCCCGGTTCTCCGGGTTGTTCTTGTTGCTCTTGAAGCTGGCCTCGATGTGGATGGGCCTCGGCTTGATCTTCTTGCCGTCGACGCTCGCCCCGTCGACCAGGGCGTTGTCTGATGTGCTGATGTCAAGCTCGGAGGACTCCAGCCCGGTCACTGCCGTGATGTCGATGTCCTCACCGGGTCCCATCCTCAGCGTCTTGCCGTTGCAGGTCAGCTCGATGGTTAATGTATTTTTTGTCATTTCACACCTCCGACCATGTTCCGCAGCGCCTCGCGCTGTGCCTTGCTCACCTCGGACGGCGTAGCCACGGGCACGTTGTAGGTGTTCTCCTGCTCGAAGTGGTTGTCGTTGTTGACGATCGTGCCGACCGTGGACATGGCTCTCAGGTTCGCCGGTCCCGCTGCATTGAGCGCGAGGGTTCCGGCAGAGGCCGAGATCGCCGTCTGCATCTGGCCGACCATCTTGGCCGCCTGGGCCTTCATGTCCTTAATGGCCTGAGGCATGGAGTCCTCGAAGCCCTCAGCGATGCCGGGCGGGAGCCAGTGGCCGACCTCGTCCCGGAACTCCTTGGACGGTGAACTGATGCCCAGGGCGCTCTTGGCGCTGTCCAGGAGGCTCGTGGCCAGGTTGCTGACCTTATTCTTCAGCCAGTCCCAGCCGGAGCTGATGCCGTTCCAGAGGCCGCTCACGATGTCGCTGCCGATGCTGGTGATCCTGCTGGGCAGGTCCTTCAGTCCGTTCACGACGGAGTCGAAGAGCTGCTTCGCCGCAGCGGCGCCCTTGCTGGCCAGTTCTGAGCCCCAGGAGACGACCTTCGAGGCCGCGTTGCTGAGGTGTGTCCAGATCTGCCCGGGCAGCTGTGAGAGCGTGCTGGAGACCTTGCTGAGCATATTGCTGGCAGCGGTCGAAGCGTTCGAGACCATCTGCTGGCCCCAGCTGATGACCTTGTTCACGGCGTTGACCAGGTGCGTCCAGATCTTCCCCGGAAGTTCGGAGACGATGCTGTTCACCTTCGAGAGCATGTTGCTCATGGCCGTGGAGGCGTTGCTGAGCATCTGCTGACCCCACTGGATCAGCTTGTTCACGGTGTTGACGAGATGGGTCCATACTTTTCCGGGAAGCTGCTGCACGATCGAGTTGATCTTGCTGAGCATGTTGGTCATGGCGGTGCTCGCGTTCGAGAGCATCTGCTGGCCCCAGGCGATCAGCTTGTTGATCGTGTTGACCAGGTGCGTCCAGACCTTCCCAGGAAGCTGCTGCACTATGCTGTTGATCTTGCTCAGCATGTTGGTCATCGCCGTGGAGGCGTTGCTGAGCATCTGCTGGCCCCACTGGACCAGTCGGGTGACGGTATTCACCAGGAAGGTCCAGACCTTACCCGGCAGCTGGCTGACGATGGTGCTGATCTTGCTCAGCATGTTGGTCATCGCGGTGCCTGCTGACTGGAGCATGTTCTGGCCCCACTCCAGGAGCTTCGCCAGGGCGTCAGAGAAGACCTCCGCCATCTTGCCCGGCAGAGCGATCAGCGCGTTGATCACGCCCTCCACCAGGAAGTTGCCCTGCTCCTGCATGACCGTCGAAGGCGATGCTATACCGAAGAAGCTCTTGAAGGCGTCGAGGATAGCCCGGCCGATGTCCAGGATCGCCTGCCCGATGTTAGGCAGGGCGGAGATCAGGCCGTTGACGATGCCCTTGACCAGGTCCACACCGGCCTGGAGGAGCTTCGGGATCTGCTTGATCAGTGACGTGACCATGTAGGCCACGAGCTTCACGATTGCAGGCAGGAGCTTCGGGAGTGCCTTGCCGATGCCCTGCACCAGGGCGGTGATGATCCGGCCAGCTGTCTCCAGGAAGCGGCCGGCGCCGTCGCCGTCGATGAAGCCGGTGATCTTCTCGACGATCCCGTCCGCCGCGCCTTCCCAGTCAAAGTTCTCCAGCTTTTCGGCCGCGCTCTCCATCATGCCGAGGATCGCGTCGCCGACTCCGGCCAGGCCGTTCTCGCTGAAGCCCTTCTGGATCTCCGCCAGCGCTCCGGCAGCCGCGTCGGCTGCATCGGCCAGCGGTCCCGCTGCCATGCTGTAAAGGCTGGTGGCGATGTTGCTCAGGCTGGTCTTGATCTGCTGGCTCTTGAACTCCAGCGTGTCGCTCACCTTGGCGTAGGCGTCACCAACAACGTCGGCGTCCGTGCCCATCTGCTCCAGGTTGCTATGGAAGACCTCGCCCTCCTGGGTGAAGATCGACATGGCCGCCTTGCCTGCCTCGATCGAGCTGAACATGTCGACCATAGACACGCCGGAGGCGTCTGCCGATGCCTGCATCATTCCCAGCACTTCGTCCAGGGTCGCGCCCGCGTCCATCATCTCGTTGAAGGACATGCCCGCGTACTTGCTGCCCTCGGCAGCCTTTTCGAGGTTCTTGGCGGCGACCGTGCCGTTCTTGCCCAGCTCAGCGATCAAGCTGTTCAGCTGAGTGGTGGCCTGTGCTGTAGGAGTACCCTGTGCCGTCATAGTGGCCAGGGAGGCGCCGACCTGTTCAAACGATACACCGAAGGCGGCAGCGGTCGGCGTGACCTGTGCCAGGCTCGCGCCCAGCTCGCCCACGGTGGTGATGCCGAGGTTCTGGGTCTGGATCAGGACCTTCTGGACCTTGTCCAGAGACTCCTCGCCGCTCATGCCGTAGGCGTTCATCGTCTTGGCAGTAGCCGAGAGGGCCGTGTCCACGTCAGTGAAGCCAGCAGCGGCCAGCTTCGCGGACTTCTCCAGTGTGAAGCCGAGATCCTCAGCAGGTACGGAAGCGGACAGCGCGGAGTAGGCTGCCTCAGCCAGGCCGTCAGCGGCCAGGCCGGTCGCAGAGGACAGATCCAGGATCGTGTCCGAGAGCTTCCCGAACTCCTCGTCCGTTCCGGTGAAGAGCGTGGAGACCTTCGCCATGGATGTCTCGAAGGACATGCCAGAGTTCAGGGCCTCCTTGCCCAGGTTGACGACGGCGTCCACGGCCTTCGTCATAAGATTGCCAGCGAACACGCCCAGCGCGTTCTTGGCGACGCTGCCGAGCGAGCTGGTGTTCTTCTCCAGCCCGCTCGTGTCCAGCGAAGTATCAAATTTTAGGGTTCCGTCTGATGCCATGACTCTCTTCCTCCATTCAATAGGGCGGAGGGGTTGCCTCCGTTCATAAGCAGAGCAGAGAGGTCACTTTCGAGCTGTTGTCTGTCCTCAGATTGAGGGAGCCTGTATATGCGCTTCATGCGCTGATAATGTTGTTTTTGCTCCTTCGGCAATTTGGCCGGGATCTTCATGGTCCGGTAGCCGATGATCTTCATGATCTGGGTGTCCTCGGGCAGCGCCCGGAACAGAGCTCGAAACTGCCACCAGTGGAGAGAATGGCGTGCCAGGTCTATCTTGTAGGCCTGAAGGAACGCGGCGTAGATATAGTCCGCGTCGTACTCATACGAGAAGGGCGGGTTGTCGTTTCCTCCGCCTTCTTCGGCGTCTTCTTCGGAGCCGGTCATCTCTTGCGGCTCCTCGCCGCAGCGGTAAAACCAGAAAAGACGGTCCAGCGCCTCCTGGATCACCTCGATCCCGTCAAAATACACGCCGGGGAAGTAAAGCCCCAGCGCCGTCTGGATCTTCTCGGTGTCCGAGAGGGTGACGTCCCGGATCATCTCCTCGAAGAGGATCCCGGTCCGGAAGCCGGTCTCGATCTTGACCGTCTGGCCGCCGATCTCGACGTCCTCAGGCAGGCCGTCGATCAGCAGGTTCAATGCTTATTCTTCTTTGCAGAGATGACCTGCTGGGCGCGTTCGCGCTGGAGCTGTGCGTTCTGGCGCTGGGTGTACTTGTTCGTGAAGTCGTTGAGCTTCTTCTTCTCACCCTGAGCCCAGTCGGTCAGCTCCTCCACGGCCTTCAGGTGGACCATGATGTTGTGCTCCGATCCCTGGAAGACCTTCTCGGCCGTACCGGGTCCGAAGATGTCGTCGAAGTAGGTGTCGACCGTCGCGCACTGCTCCAGGTAGCCCTCCGCCGCGCTGCTGTACTGCTTGTTGCGGCTGGCCATAGCTGTCGCCTGCATCTTCTTGGTCGCCTCTTCATACGGACCCACGAAGTCCGCGTCCATAAAATCGCCCTGAAGCGTTACGCCGTTGATGATGATGTCCATGTTTTTCCTCCTCTGGTCAGTGCTTAATTAAAAATCAGAGCCCGGCCGCACTGTTGACCGGGCTCCGTCTGGCCACTTCCTGCCCGTGAGGTCAGTCGCGTGGTGCCAGCTGTTTGCTGTTGTGGTCCTTCTTAGGCGTCGTACTTGCCGCTGAAGGTTCCGGCCGTGAACTCCTTGGTCACGGTGTCGAACTTGCCCTGGACCGGATCACCGACCGCGTGGAGCGTGCCGGAGACCTGGATCTTCGCGCCACCTTCGCCCTCGATGTCGGAGACCTCGTTGGCCACGGTGAACTGGCGGGCAGTATATTCGGCAGTCTGAGCCGAAGGTGTGCCGATCGGGTTGAACAGATCCACGCGGACGTAGGTCAGCTGTGCAGCGTCTCCGGTCGCGTGGTCGCGCCCCATCTTGTAGAGCGCGTAGATCGCCTTCTGGGAAGGGATCAGCCTGGACTCATACGGGAACTCGGTCTCGTAGCCAGTGATGTCAGAGGAAGCCGTGACCTCGTTGATGTAGGTCTCGCTGTCCGTCTGAGCGTTGGGGCTCTCGTCCAGGGAAGTGAAGCCGGTGCCCATGAGCTCGTACTCAGTGCCGATCAGCGCATAGTCCGCGATGGCGTTCCTGAGCAGGGCGGCACGGCTGTCATCAAAAAGCTGAAGATTGAACTTTCTCATGTGCTTATGCCTCCTTGTGATAAATAAGTTCTAACTGTATCTGGTATCTGGCGTTCTGCATCGACTCGTCGAACAGATAGCCGGAAGACAGCACGGTCAGCTGTTCCGCGTGCATCCCTTTCGGGAGCTCCGGGAAGTTGCCAGCTGCATCCTGGGCCTCGACCCATGCCGCGAAGTCCTCATAGAAGGAGCTGTTCGCGATGTTCTGGATCCGGTCCATCCCGTAGTACTCACGGCTTCCGAAGTTGAACTGGTAGCGCCGGTCTGAGCTGCCGTCGATGTACGTCTCGATCACCGGGTTGAAGATCCCGGTCTCGATCGTGTACTCCTGAGGCTTATCGCCCAGGGCGTCCACCCTGAAGGCTCCGTCCGCCAGAATAGGGCAGGCCTCAAAGAACTGAGCCACGCCCTCGATGATTGAATTGACCATCACGCTCCTCCTTATGAGTTGATCAGCCGCAGGATCTGGTCCTTGTTGGCTGTCTTCATGCGCTCGAACCACATGCCGCCGCGCCTCGGGTCATAGCTCCGGGTCTGTGCGGTTCCGTAGTATTGGCGCCGTGCATACGGGGCGATGTACTTCACCTCGCCGGAGCCGATGACTGTGCCCAGCGTGCCGGATCTCTCCAGCGCTCCGGTCCGGAAGGGGACCAGGGGAGAGCAGAGCCGCAGCACTTCGCTGTCGATGATTTCCTGCTTCTTGCTGAGCACGCCGTTGATCCTCGGCAGCGCTCCGGCGTTCCAGGTGATCTTGACCGACCCGTTTTTCCCGGTCGCCGTTGCGTCTTGTAGGTTCTGTATAGGCTTAAATGCCATCATTCGCCTCCGATCCGCCAGTGCTGGACGGCCTTCGAGCCTCTGATCGTGTTGTCCGCGTATTCCTTCACCGTGATGACGTCCGCCAGGTTGGCCTTGGCCAGCTCTTTGAGAGCGGGCTCAGCGACCGGCTCGGTGAGCTCTGTCGCACATGCCAGGACGATGTCACCCTTCTGGATCGTCCAGTGATCAGCGGCCTCCTCAGCGGTCAGAGCCTTGAAGGCCATCTCGCTGAGGTAGGTCTTGTCGTCCTGGACCTTGGCGTCGATCGGGATCCGGAGCTTGTAGGTGAGGCTCTCGGAGTGAGCTCCATCCGTGGAGTGGCTGGAGCTCCTCGACTCGAAGAACGAGGCGCCGGTGATGCAGGTCGGGAAGTAGACCTCCCGCCTGTCAGCGCTCAGGCGCTTGTTAAAGAGAGTTATCGCTGTTTGCACATACATCGCAGCACCCTCCCATCTTGACCTTCCGGCTGAGCCATCCGGTCGGCAGCAGGTAGAGCCTGATCGCCTCGTAGATCTTCTTCCGAAGGGCCTCCTCAGCGGTCTGGCCGTCCTGTGCTTCGGTCACATAGGTGACAGAGTAGCCGTCGTTGCTCTCGCTCTTCTTACCGGCAGCAGAGCCACCGGCAGCACTGGTCTGTTGTTCGTTGTTGTAGATCACCTCCGCAGCCGCGCACACCGCCAGCTTGACGTTGTCGTTCTCGACCGCGAAGATGTCGCCGTTCACATAGGTGAGGTAGCTGATGGCCGCCTCAGCTTTGGTCTCGGCCTTGGAGAAGTCAGCCTCCGGGATCATTGTCCCGAAGGTCTGACTGTAAAACTCGTAGCTAACGTAGCCCATCAGCTCGCCCTCCTTTCACTTAGGCAGTGAGGACAGCGAACGGGAAGCGCTGGTTCTTGTTGGTCTTCAGCGCGTTGATCGGGTTCGGGATCTCCCAGCCCAGTCTCATGACCGCACGGAGAGCGACCATGTCGTTCTGCATGAGGTTGTACGCGATGGTGCCGTCCGTGTTCTGGACCACGCCCTCGGTGAAGAGCTTGAAGGTGATGTCCTGGCGGATGGAGTAGACCAGCTGGCTGAAGTCGCCGGAGACCATCAGCGCTGCCGTAGGATCCCAGGATCCGTTGCGCGGGAAGGTCATGGCAGAGCCGTCCAGAGTGTAGTTGCCCGCCTGCTGCATGGAAGCCAGGAACAGAGGACGATCCTGCTTATCCTTCAGGCCGCGGAGCTTAGCTCTCATGCTGATGTCAGCCAGGTGGCCGGACACGAAGAAGCCGGACTCCTCGACCTTGGCGATCACGCCACCCTCGCCCATGATGACGTCGTAGAGGTCATTCGTGCCGAGTGCGACGGTCGCGCCCGCAGCAGTAGCGGAAGGCACGAGGCCTGCTCTCCAGTTGGTAGGCTTGCCGGTGCTGAAGAAGATGGCCTGGTCGATGACCTTGCCGAAGGCTTCCTGAATACGAGGACGGACCTCGCCCCAGATGTCATAGTCGGCGTCGTCAAGAACTGCCTCAGGGATCGGAACGATGACAGCGACCTCCTCAGCGTAGAGGATCTTCTTGTCCCACTGCTGCTTGGTGGTCTTCTTCTGCTCGGTGTCTCCGTCCACGAAGTACGCGATCGGAAGAGCATCAAGCACGGGGAGCTTGGTCTGCTTGCTGGTCATGTTGGCCAGGCGGCGACCCATAGAGAGGGCAGCAGACTGAGCCACGGCGCCCTGGATGATCTCGCGGGCGTTCTCCTCAGGAATGAGGGCCTCGGCGCCAGTTCTGTCGATGATCTGGGCGTCGGTGTCGAAAAGCTGAAGATTAAAGTACTTTCTCATTGTGTTATACCTCCATAATGTTGATCAGTATGTGCGCCTGATGGCCTTCCGGATGGCATTGTTGATCGAGTCGTTGCCCTGCTGGCCGGAGCTTCCGCCCTGGCCGGAGCCGTCCGTCCCGGTCTTTACTCTGTACGAGCCGCCCCCGGACGCCGTGAAGCGCGGGTTGTCTTTCAGGTACTTGGTGGCAGCCTTGTCGAAGTCGAGCTTGTCGTCCTCCTTCATGAGGGCGCCGATCTTGAACATGACATAGTCCAGATCCTCCTCGCGCACTCCCTTGGAGCGGAGCGCGTTGCTGTTCTTCAGTGCTGCCAGTTCGGCGAGCGCGTCGTCGCGCTCTTTGGTGATCTTGCTGGCGTCCGGCTTGCTGGCCGCCTGCTGGGCTTTATAGGCCGCGATGGCCTGGGACACTTCCTCCTCGCTCATGCCCTGCTGTTTGAAGTAGGACGCGAGTGCAGCCTTCTCAGCTCTCTGTGCCCTGGCGTTCGCGATCTCTTCGGCCTGCTCGAAGCTGAAGGACCCGCCGCCGTTGCCGTTGTTCCCGGCGCTTCCTGCCTGGCCGCCGTTACCAGTCCCGGCTGTTCCACCCTGGGCACCGCCAGAGCCGCCCTGACCGCCGTCGTCGAAGAGCTGAAGGTTGAAGTGTTTGTTGATCATGTTTCTATTCCTCCGTTTTTGTAGTGTGCGTGAACACGTCCAGCTCGTTGAGGCAGAGCCGTCCGGCCATATTAAAAGCGCCCGGGACGAGGGGGCGCTCATAATATCGTGATAGTGTTCGGGTAGCTGTCCTGGATCCGGGTGATCCCGATGTACCAGGTGTCGATCAGAGCCTTGCCGGTGTCGTTGGTCGTCATCCAGCGGATCCGGACGTTGCCGGGCTCCTCGACCGTCTCGATCCTCATGCCCGCGATGGCCTCCAGGCCCTCGATCAGGGTGAGGGTGAGGGCAGAGACCGCAGCGCAGACGATGTTCTGGCCGGGCTCCATGCCCTCCGGCCTGGGCGCGTGGCCCTCGACCGTTATGTTGTGAAGATCCAGGTGGACCTTGATCATGTTGTGCCTCCCTTCTGGGCGGCGTCCATATCCGCCCGGCGCTGCCGCTCGGCCTTCTCCCTGGCACGGTTGGCAGCCTTCTCGGCCTGCTCCATCTGCCACTTGGCGTATGCCTGAGGAGAGGGAGAGATCCGGCCACGGGTCCGGCCCGTGTAGATCCGCTCCGTCTGTTCTTCGAGGCCCATGGCAGCGCTGAAGCGCTTGTACTCGTCAAGCTGGGCCTGGTATTTGCACCGGGCTGTCAGGATGTCGTCCGGATCCGCGTCGCCCTTCCTGAGGAGCTGCACCTGCTCACGCCGGGCCCTCATGGCCGTCTCCATCTGCCGCTGCTTCTGGGTGGCCTCGTAGGTCGTGTACTCCTTGCCCCGGAACTTCTTCGGCGCGTTCTCCTTGGCGTTCATCTGATCCAGCCACTCGTCCGACCAGTTCCGCTGGCTCACGCCAGGGATGAACGGGTAGTAGTTGTGGCGGCAGTTCCAGCCGCAGAGGCCCGGACCGGTGCCCAGGCCGCACTTGCTCGTCAGCTCTTCCTTGGTGTAGACCTTGCCTTGCCAGACCGTATGGGAGAGACGGGCGCCCGGGTGCCAGGAGACCTCGAAGAGGTTGGTGCCGAGGCGCTGGGCGTTCATGCTCGTGACCTGGCTGGCCAGCTGGCCGAAGCCGGTGAGCAGAGCGCGACGCGCTGCCACGTCGATCCGGTTGTGCCAGCCGCTCGCGTAGTCGATGCCCCAGTCTCCGCCGTTCTCGTTCTTGAAGACGTGGTCCGTCCTCAGCCCGGAGCTGGTCATCTGGGAGACCATGCGCCGGATCAGCGTGTTGTAGTCGTAGGCTCCGTTGGCCATGCCGGTGATGGCGTCGTCCAGGTAGCCGTTGTAGACGTCAGCCAGGGGCGTGAAGACCCTGCCGGAGCTGCCGCCCATGTCGATCATGAAGCCGGTGCTCTTGGTGATGTTGTAGAGCTCCGTGGTGGACTGATCCACCAGGGCGTCCGTGATCTGCTGGAGCTCCGGGTTCTGCTCGTAGGGGATGAAGTCCTTGCCGGTCTTCTCGTAGAGTTCCTTGTCGCGGGTGTATTCCCGCTCGATGACCTCCATGTAGAGGCGCCGGACCTCTTCCTCGTTCCCCTGGACAGCTCTCCGGATCATGGCCTCGATCTCCTGGTTGGTTGTGCCCAGGATCCGGAGGCGGTTGATCTGCCAGTCGGCCGAGTCGGTGATCGTCCCGGCCTTCTGGATCCTTCGGACGATGTCCTCCATGATCTCCATCTCCAGCTGCCGGTATTTCTTCTCGATGCCCTCAGCCAGCAGGCTGCTGTAGCTCTCGTCCATTGATTACATCAGGATCCCGCCAGACTGGTCCGGGATCTTGGAAGCCGCGATCTCCACGGTCTCCCCGTACCACTTGGCGCGGTATTCCTCCGGGCTCATGACGCCCATGGCCACGTCCTGGCGGTCTTCCTGTCTTTCTGTCTGCTTGTCTTCGATGATGGAGTCGTCGAAGTCGATGGTGATGTCAGTCTCCAGCACCAGGTCCGGCACGTTGGCCGTCTGGCCCAGGCGGATGATGCAGCGGATCAGATCCTTCAGCACGTCCTCCAGGATGATCTCGTGCTTGCAGATCGTCCGGTACATGTCGCTGTTCTCGCTGATCACCTGGGTGGCCGTTGCGACCGTGCCCCTCTCGAACCGGTAGTACTGGGTGCCGAAGCCGCACTTGAAGGAGAGGAGGTTGAGGTCGTTGTTGATGGCGTCCTCATGTTCCTGCACCCTGAGGCTCATGTTGACCTCGTGCATGGCTTCCTTGGTGTCCTTGAAGTAGTCCTCCGGCAGCTGGTAGAAGACGGAGTCGTCCGGATCAAAGACCTGGTCGCCGTTGGCGTCGGTCAGCATTTCCGGAGCGACGAAGATCCTCTTCCTGCCCATGGTGAACTCGTTCGCGTAGCTGTCGTACTCGATGTCGATCTTGGCCAGGACGTCGATGCTGTTGGCGAAGAGGCTGATCCCCATCGGGTTGCTGTCGTCCTCGTCGACATTGTTGGCGATGTTCAGCTTGTCGATCACGAACTGAGGCTGGTCGCTGCCGGTCTCGACTCTGGCAGCCAGTCCCTCGAAGTGCGGGATCTCGTTCCACTCCTCCGGTGTCAGCTCCTTGCCGGATCCAGAAGAGCAGAGGACGACCGTGTTCTCGATGACGTACTGGAAGCCCAGGTCCTCGCCGTTCTCACCCACCCAGGGCTCCAGCTTGTGGTGCTGGAACTGGGCGTACTTCTTGCGCTTGTAGGTCTTCTCGAAGACGAAGATCACCTCCGTGATCCTGGAGTTCTCCCAGGCTGTCGGGAAGATGTTCTTCGCCACGACGTAGTCCAGCTTCACCTCAGCAGAGACCACGCGGCCGTCTTCGTCCAGGATCATGTTGGTGAGGTAGGGGACATAGGCCACGGTCCCGCTGGCCGCCTTGCGCTCCTGGTACTCGTTGCCCTGCACGGTGAAGTTGGCCTCCTCCAGGACTCTCTTCACGAAGGCGTCCGTCGCCGGGTCCTTGATCGTGATCTTGACCTTCTCGTTCAGGAGCAGGTCGCTGATGTCCTCGCAGATCTTCTTGGCCATGCCCAGGCTCTTCCGGTGGCAGCGCTCGTAGTGGCTCGCGCCGTGGTAGATCCGGTACTGGTGGAACTTCTTCACGTTCGACCTGTACCAGCTGTCCCACATGTCGATCTTGCTGTAGAAGGAGCTGTCGAGGGTGTCGATGCCCTTCTTCTTGAAGTATTCAAAGATATTCATTTCAGATTAAGCCCTCCGCTTCTTCGTTGTTTTCCTCCTCTTTGTCCTGCACCGGGAGGTAGTGCTTCAGCTTCGACCAGAGGCCCATCACCAGGTAGCGGATCGCGTCCATGCAGTGGTCGTTCTCCTTGACCGGCTTCTCCTGGCCTCGCTCGATGCTTTTCTTGTCGTATTCATAGAGCCCGAACTCGCGCCGGGCGTTCTCCTGCTTCGGGGAGATCGTGAGCATCCCGAAGGTGAGGAGCTTCTGCACCCTGGAGATCCCCAGGGCGACGTCGTTCTGTGCGTCCCGGAGCCGGACGCTGTAGCCGCAGCCCCGGACCGCTCGCTTGATCTCCTCCGCCAGGCCCGCAGCAGACGGGTCGATGAAGACGTAGAAGCTGTTGCAGCTGTACTCCTCGTGGAGATCGTCCAGGAAGGCCACGAAGTCCTCCGCGTACTTGCTGGGGCTCTTCTGTGTCCCGGACTCTCTGCCGCTGTGATAGTACTCCGCCAGGCCCTCCAGCCGGTGCTTGGTCATGTTGAGACCGGCCGCCTGGTAGGTGGTGGCGTTCTGCTGGCCATAGTCGACGCCCACGCCGATCAGCGGGAAGGCCTCCTCCTTCGTCCTGGCGACGTTCTTGCCGCCGAACATGTAGTAGATCAGCTCGTCCACGCCGATCGAGAGGCCCAGCCAGAGCCAGCGCCACTGGCGCTCGTCGATCTGCCTGAGGATCTCGGCCGACTCCAGGAGCTTCCGGCCGATCCAGGCCTCCGGCACGTCTCTGTAGTCCACATGGACGTGGATGCAGTCGGGGCGCTGCTCCATCTTGCGGGTCCACTGGACGACCGGAGCGTTCGGGTTCTTGGGCGGGTTGTAGAGGTAGAGCATCTGGAAGCCTTCGTCGTTGCCTCGGATGAAGGTCGCCTCGATGTTCTGGAGCTCGTCTTCGCCTTCGCCCTGCTCGAAGAACTCGTTCACCTCGTCGATCATGACCAGCTTGATCGGCTTGCTCTCGTCGATGATGCCCTTGGTGTCGTCGATATTGTCGGAGCCGGTGAAGTAGATTGTGTTCCCATTCTCCAGGAACGTGACCTCCATCGGGCTCACGGTGATCTTGAAGAGGCGCTCGTCGAGGCCCAGCCTCTTGATCGCTCTCTTGATCTCTTTGTATACGGTCTTCCGGAGCTTGTTGTGCCTCTTCCGGATGACGACGGCGCTCCCGTCGACGTCCTGCACGATCTTGAAGACCGTCTCGATCGCTGCCTCTGAGGACTTCGTCCCGGCTCGGCCAGAGGTGAGGATCTTGTGGGTGTGTTCCTCGTCGTTGAACACGTCCCAGAACTTAGGAATGATCAGGTCACTGATCCGGATCTCGTTGCTTTGTGTCATTGATAATAGTCACCCTCCGGATCTCTCCGGTGCCGCTGCCGAGCTTGGAGCGCAGAAGTTCGAGCCGGAGCTTCTGTTCCTCGGTGGCGGTCTCGCCGCGTTCTTGCAGCATCTCGGTGTATTGCTTGATCAGGCCCCTGAGGGTGTCCATCGCCCGGGCCTGGGCCTTCATGAAGTTGGCCTGCTTGTCCCAGGCCTGCTGCACTTCCCAGCGCTCGCCGATGACGTTCCCGTCCTTCTCCTCGATCCGTTCGATCGTCTTGTCCTGCTGGTCCTTGACGTAGGCGATCTTCTGGGCCCTCACGATGGCCGTGTAGGAGAAGCGGATCTGGTCCCAGAGAAGATCCAGCGGATCGGCCTCCGCGATCTCTCCGAAGATCTCCAGCGTCTCCTCCGGCAGGTATTTGTTGTAGAAGCCGAACTTCTCGGCCCTCCTGTTTCCTTTTGGCGCCGCTCGGTTGCGGTTGCCAGGCTGTCCGCCTCGTTTCCGAGCGCTCGTTTTCTTTTCCGAGCGTTCGCTTTTCTTACCGTCCCAGTCATGGGTGCATTTCCATCGGCGGACCGTTCCCTCTGGGACTTCGAGCTGCCTGGCTATTTCCACGAGTTTGAGGCCCTGTCTATATAAAGCCAGGGCCTCGTCCGCCTTCGCGTTCTTCGCCCTTGGCACGACCTCACCTCCTCGCTGTATTCGGTGTTTTGGATAACGGAA